TTTTTGACATGTTTTGTATTGGATCCGGCAAACATGAAACCGGACTGTTCATCTCGCTCTCCCAGAGGGTGGAGCCGTGCAGTCTCTCGGCATTTTGCTTAGCACGTAAATATTTACAAGATTTCTCTAAACGTTTTGGTCCGTTTAAAGAGCGAGACCCAAAAATCAAAACCAGGGAGGCAAATTTCTTTGCCTACTGAGTTTGATCAAGTGGTACATGAATTGAGAACGACGGAATTCCAATTCAAGGGCGATTTGCTTCTCTGGTGTAACACCAAAAGCCAAGTAAAAAGAATATCGGGATCTATCAGTTACATTTTGGTACGTACAAGACATACCCTTTGATAACCAACCAAGACCACCAGACAATTCAATCACATGCTTAGTGGGCGCAGTCCTATTGCGGTAAAATATACCACCAATAAATCCACGCTTATGGTGCGATTTGGCAATGTCGATACTCTTAGAGAACCGGTACATTGCCAAATAAAACTCTTGGTAAATGGGGACTCCGCCACAAAGACTAAGTCCGCCTTCACCAACAGCTTCCAACCAACTTTTACAAACGAGAGGAGACTGTAAAGTTTTAAGTGATAAACAGTCTTTAGCTAATGATTGATAATAATTACGAACCATACGCCAGGATCCTGCAATTTCAACTGGGTGAGACTGACAAAACTCAATCTCCTCCAGGATATAAACAGGACTCTCTACTTTCATCTGAAAGCCCATCTCCAAAAACCACTGTGTCAACCCAACAGTAAATCTCTCCAGGTCCTTCTGCTCCACAATGACGATACAATCATCACCATTGTTGGCTAATGAACCGCAAATTCCACGTTCCGTTAAGTAGGAATGGACTAGTGCGCACATGATGAGACAATTGCCTAATGCTGTATTCATGTCACCGCTCATTCTCCCACCTTCACGAACATAATGTAACTTACCGTCACGACAATATCCACTAACATTGTTGCGAATCTGCCACCCTAGTAACTGTTTAAGGTAAGCATCTCGATAAATTCCATTATACACAGAATGTTCCCATTTAAGAGCTTGGACACTAACATGCTGATCAAAGCGACTGGCATCCAACCCTATAGCTACAGGTTTGCGGTATTTGGACCACTTCTTGAAGAAGATCTCCCCAACTTCTGAAGAATTAAACCCTTTTAAAACCGTTGTTTCACCAAATATCCTAGCAATAGCTAGATATATTTTGTGCTCCAGCGGTTTGATATATCTACCCACCTCCACATTATATCTGGGATGTCGCGGCGATATAACACGAC